GGCATCTACATTAAACGTAGGGTTGAAGTTAGCAGTCTCAGTATTAAGACCATATCTCTGGCCCAATCCATACTCAAAGCACCACTGACCATTACCCAAATCCCATCCTTCTTCACCATCATATCTACTGTCTGGGTTCAAGTAAATACTCTTCTTGGTTCCTGCTAGTCTCTGCAAATCAATCTCTGAATACTCAGGAGACAATGCATTGCCCTGCTGATCAAAAAGAATTTTACCAGTTTGGTCCTGCAAGTAAGCCTTAGCAGAAAGCACCTGAATGTTCTCAGTCAATGGTCTCAAGTACCCATCCTTATATAGATTCACTCTAACCCAATTGACATAGTCTGATGGTAGGATGTACTTAAGTGTATCGTCAACAGTCAACTCAAGAACTTTTATTTGCTTAAACGCATCATAGTTTAGTTCTTGTATTGCTCTCTTCGCATGAAACAGAATTTTATATCGCTCTTCGTTATTTATCAAAGAGTGGTTGCCAGCATACATCAACATAAAGTTGTTGACAATGTCCTGTAAACTAACATACTGATATGACCCCCAGTTTGCATCTTTAGGAGCCACTCCATTATTTTCGTAATATTTTTCTTGAGTGATGTATGCCATGATTATACAGATTGTTTTTGTTCTTCAAGGCCACCAAACTGGGCTACCTCAATCTCACGAATAGACATGCCAGCGTACTGAAGAATCTTTGAAACTAATTTTATCTCATCCTCAATAGGCACCTCAAAGTCTTGATATCCTAATCCCGGAGACTGATTAAACACAGGCTCACCATTAGTCAAGGTAGTAAATGTCCACTTAGGATCCTTAGGATATCTAAAGTAACTAGCATCTACCTCATTAGCAAGATTAATCGTTGATGGGTATACAGTTAGTACATTACCTTCCTGAGTATACGCTGGAAAGTTTTCAGTTGGAGCAGTCAGGTTAGAGTTTACCAACATAGTAATCTTTCCATGAGTAACCTTCTCTGCCTCAGCCTTAAATACTCTAGGAGATACTGATGCATCATAGCACAAAATCTTGTTGATCATAAAGTAATCAAACCCAGTCGTAGTTACTGATGGCAAGTAGAATCTATTTGTTGCTGGAGCAAACTGAGTAAGCGTTGATGTAACTGCAAATGTTTCTATTGCCTCCTCTAACGCTTTCTTTTGGTCAGCATAGTCCGTTCCAGATTGACGAGCATTCTCCTTGTTAATCAAGTCATTATACGCAGAAAAGTACTCTTCAAAAATTTCTAGCTGTGCCTGCTTGGCAAACAGGTTGAAGTCAGAAGGGGATATGTACCCGTAATTATTCTTGTTCAGAATTGCCAATACGGTATTTCGAACTGAGTTGATCATACTAGTCTTTTTACAAATATAAACAAAAAAAAAGAGGGTGTTATTACACCCCCATTTTTGATCATCTATCTATGAAAAATTAACATTACAAATCTAAATTATTTTCTAGCATTTTCAAAACAGTAATCCCTTCATCTGTCTTTAAATATTCAGCGACACAGAAGTATGGGTCTTCACCGAAAGGAACAGTCAACATCTTTCTCTTATTAGATCCAGTGTTAAACCAAACTTCCTTGTTACCATTTCTGAAAGTCAACAACTTGTTCTCGAAGAACACATGAACGTTTGACTGCAACTTAAGCATTGGATCATTAAGCAAGTTTAGGAATCCTCTTGGATCTCTCTTGGCATAAATCAAAACGTCACGCTTCAATTCAGCAGTAGTAAATCTATTTGGATCTTTGTTGAACAATACTCTTGATACCACCTCAAGCTGGTCAATGCTAAGCTGTCTTGCTTCAATCAATGCATCAACCTCAGATGTAAGTCTTTCCACCTCAGTAGCAGCATCCTTCTCGTTGTCAACCTCAATAAAGGCTCTGCCATTAAGTGGATGGTAATGGAGGAACTGCTGTAGGACTGGGTTATTTTTTGGTACAGTTAAAAATCCATTCTCAAAGATTACTGGCTCAACGATAGCATTGCCATCTTGCTCATCTTCAAATGGAGACCTCTGGTTGATAGCATATCTCAGTGGTCTGTTTACATTGTTCTCTTCATCAAAGTATAGAAGAGGATATCTTCTTGTGTTTCTTGATGGTAACGTATAAGATAATGGAGCAGCTTCTCCTTTTAACTTATAGATTTTGTCAGTACTAGTTACGTTTTTTTTCATTTGATTTAATTTAAAGTTTGAAAATAGAGGGAGTCACAGCGACCCCCTCAATTGATTTATACTACTATCTATAAGCAGCACAAGTTTTTCCTCCTCCTCTTCTGCGGCCTCCGCCTCCTCCAAAAGGATTTTTAAAACTATATCTTTTTAATTCATAAGCAGCATCTCCAATAGCACTTCCTACTTTTTTTACTGCTTTACCTACAGCACTACGTCCCTTCTTCTTAGCAGGAGCTGGAGTAGCAGCACCAGCTTTACCACCTGGACCTAAAGGCTTAGGACCAATGATACCTGCTCTAGTAGTTACGCTAACCGCTTTAGCTCCTTCACCAGAAGTTTTAGTTTTAGTCGGTTCCTTCATGGCCTTCTCATTTCTAATGAGTCCCATTCCATAACCTTGAGCTGCAACCATTTGTCCACTTTTGCTAGACGCTTTCAAAGGCTTAGAAGCCTGTTTCTTTTTCCCTTTACCGGGACCTAATCCAATTGCCATTTTCTTGTCTATTTAAAGGTTAAAGGAGAGGCCAAATGGCCCCTCCTATTATTTTAAATTAGGCTCCGTATCTGAACAATACGAAGTTGTTTGCACCCAAGGTACATACACAACGCTCAGACAAGAAGTTAACCTCCATTGCATCTAGATCGCTAGTCTGTGCACCACCAGCAGAACCAGTGATCCAAGTCTTGTAACGTCTGTCTTCAGTCTCAGAAGCTCTGTAACGTACGTGCAAGAATGGACGCTTAGCGTTCTTACCAAGGATTTGGTCATACACAGTAGTAGATCCAGCAGGAACCAATAGACCAGTAACAGTACCAGTTGCAGATGCACCAGTTGGCAAACCGCCACGCATGGTAGGATCGTTCAAGTACTTCCAGTCAGACTTGTAGAAGTCATAACCTCTGCGGAATCCAGTGAAACCAAGATTCAAAGCCATGTCCTTATCATTGTCAAATAGACCATAAGAAGTACCGCCTGCACCGTAGCTGTTCTGAGCTGCCAACATATCATCGATGTCAAAGCTGAATGCTCTGTTAACGAAGATTACGTTCTCTTCGATAGATCCCTGCTTGTCAAGACGAGAGATGATGCTATCAAAGTCAGATAGAGTAGTTGGGTTACCACCACCCCATACGTTACCTCTGTTGTTCACAACGTAGAAGATACCTTCAGAACCTTTGTTACCAACCTGAGAGTTAGCAGTTTGAGTTGCTACACCTGAGTTAGCCTCAGCAGGAACTGCTTCAATCATTGCGGTCTCAAGGTAATCCTCGAAACGTAGACGAGTCTCGTGCTCAGACTTCAAATACCAAAGGTATCCAGTTGCACCATTCTCGGTAGTTACTTCTACCCATCCAATCTGAGCCATGTCAGAACCAGATACTGCGTACTTGTCCTTGATGATGATTGGAGAGTTGTCAAAGAATTCGTCTTCAGCTTCCAAAGAACCGATCATTCCGTTAGTTCCTTTCTTGAACTCAGAACCATAGATCCATACAGAAAGAGGGTTGGTTCCAGAGAAAGTCTGTCCACCACCTTCGTAGTAAGCCACATCAAATGTATCATTGGTTGTGTTTACAGCAGTAACGATACCTTTGTTAGAAAGTCCAGAAGCGTTCTCAGAAATGAAAACAGTCTGTCCAACACGGATAGCAATTCCACTTACGTTAGAATCATTTACAGTAATGGTAGCAGTGTCAGCAGCAGCAGCTGCGTTAGAATCACAGTTCACATACTTAGTATGCAAACGACCTTGCTCAGCCCACTTGATCATGTCAGAGTTGGATGGCATTTCAGCTCCTACCATTCTTAGGAAAGAAGCTACAGTACGGTTACCATAACGCTCGAATTCTTTCTCGTAGGTATCAGGAAGATACTGGTTCAAGAAGTCAAAGTTGGTAATGTAGTTAGTTGATAAAGGGACCTGCTCAGCACTTGGCTGCAACTGAAATCCCGGAGTATTTAATACTGGCATTGTTTTGTTTTGTTTTTAGTTGTTACATTTTTTTAATACTGCGAATCTTTAGACTCCTTCCAGAGTCTGGTGCAACCGCCTTCACCTGCATTCCTCCTTTGTTAACAACCTCTGGAGCTCTACGCTCAGACATATTTATATTTTTGGTCTTACGTAAAACGTCATCAGTAGCATCGGCTTGACCTTGCTCATAGAAGAACTTAGCAAACCTCTCAGGATTCATTGCTATTGCCAAAGACCTGTGGTATCCTGCTGCATCCTTAATCAATCCAGTCTCATCCAAATACTTATTAACAAAGTTCATTGGACTTGACTGAATACTTTTCAATTCAGCTGCTGATCCCGGAGCAAATGAAATCTTCTTATCGTTAATGTTGAATTCAAATCCTGTGAAATCTTTACTAAAGACTTCATCTGTTTTTTGCTCAAACCATTTACGCTTCCGATCATTCTCTTCCTGTACAGTCTTCGACTCTTTTGTATATTGACGATAAGATTCAAACTCTTCCTTCTCTTCTGGAGATAAGCCCATACCACTTGACTCAAGAGGTAGCTTGTATTTCTCTTTCTGAGAATTGAAATAGTTCTTAGCTTCCGCAATAGCTTTTTTTCTTGCAATCTTTACACGCTTAACTCTTGAATCATCATCAACATCTTCGTCATAGCTATACTCCTCCATTAGAGTATTGATGTCCTCATCATCAAGACCTTCCTGTGTAACAGCAAGGTAATCTCTAAGAAGGTTGTCAGGATCCATAGAATCGTAATCTTTCTTAAGCATTAAGAAATCTTCGAAACCTCGTCCTGTCTCCTTCTTGTACTTCAAATAAGTAGCAACATCTTCTGGCAATTCCTCATTGCTTTCTCGTTGCTGAATCAAATCATCAAATGAATTGATTTGCTTATTGTATCTCTTACCTATATATGAAAGAACTTTTTCTTCAGATAATTCCTCCTCTTCAGGAAGGTTACCTTGAGCTGCATTATCAATACTAGAAGTATCCAACACAACCCCACTTTGTACTTCTCCATTGAGTTCTTTTTCATGCTTGTTAAGCAACTCCTGCTCAACTTCCTGCATGCTCTTTTGCTCAACTGCATCTAGTGATCTTACTTTAATTTCCATTTAATTAGATTTTATGTTACAAATATATATTTTTTTTTAACGTGGCTCAAACTCTGCCATGTCGAACCCATCTAGCGTATCCTCATTGGATTCAAAGTTTAATGGAGGTAAGTTATTCTTCCTCTGATTAATCAACTTAGACTGCTCGGAATTCTGTTGACTAATTCTCTTGGCCTTAGAGTCCTCCTTCATCATATCTCTATCGGCAATAGCGGTCTCCTTAATACCAGCAATCTGCATCTGATAGCCAAACTCTTCAGCCATCAACATCTTCTTAAGATCAGCCTCTGCCTTTAGTTTCTCAATCTCAAATGCTATCTCAGCCTGCTTCAACTGCATCTTTGCCTGAGACTCAAGTTGAATTTTTTGAATAGCAGCTTGAGAAGCCATCTCTTGGACCTGCATTTGTTGCTGAGCCTGCATGGCCTGCTGCTGCATAGTCATCTTTTCTTGGTACTCCTGCTTCTTAACTCTCTTGAGTTTTAACAACTGGTTAGCAAGCTTCAAGTTCTTAATCTCTCTGATATCAATAGCATCCTCAAGATTAATGTCACCCTTAGACAATGCCATCTGAATGTTCTGCTCAAGTTGAGCCTTCTGCTCTTCATCTGGTGCAATCTCAATAAAGATACCAAAGTCATAAATGTAAAGATCTTTGATCTCATTCAAGATAGATACATTGTACTTACCAATCTTATTTGCAAAGTCATCTTTGAAGTCAGCGTACTTAAGAATATCAGCAACACGATACGTAAGTGCCTCAGCAAGTGATCTGTAAATAAATAGACCACTCTCTAGGATATGACGAGTAGCAGTATTAGAATTAAGTGCAGCTAACTTTTGTACACCAACCAATGAGTTAGGATCAGGAGTAGATCCATCCCTAGCTTCATTCAATCCAGTCACAGACCGAATCATGTCAAGGTAGTGATTGTAGTTAGCAATAAGCATCTGAGTCTTGGATGCCCCTGAGTTAGATGTCAACTGCTGAACAGGTACACGAGCATGGTTGTATTCACCATCCTGAGTATAACTACGTCCAATAACACTACCTGTCTGGAAGTATAGTCTCAATGCATCCTCAGGATTGTATGCTGCACCTGTACCCAAGTCAACCTCATTCAATCCATCTGCATCAATAAACACACCATCAGGTACAGTACGTGCAATAACCTGCTGTAACTTTAAGTGAGTCAACTGAATCAAGTCAGCAAAAGGAATCATCCTTCTAACCAATGACTCAATAGCCCCCTTGTACATACGTGGTGCTACAGCAACGTAGTTTGGTATAGCATGCTGAGAGGATGACTTTGGTCTAACCATGTTCTCAGATAGTTCCCACTTCAACAAGAAGTTGGTACCCATCACCATAACACCATCATACCATACATCAATAGTCTTCTCGATTTTTTCGAACCGACCTTCCTCCATCATCTCAACAGGAGGATTAAAAGTATCATCCTTCTCAATTACTCTAGATCCACCACCTTCAAGTATCTTCTTCTTGTAGACCATCTTCTTAGTGGTCTTGTAGTTAAAGTAAAGAAGAGTGCAGGTATCACGATAGAACAAACTGTTCTCGTAGAATCTAGCAGTGTTGTAATAATCATACCAACTCTGAGAATACTTTGAGATTTCCTCCATGTCCTCACGAGTGAGTGTAGGATCAATCTTCAACAGTTCAGTCATAGGAAGAGTCTTAATCTCTCCCCAGTAAAAGCAGTCCTGAAAAAATGGGTCCTCAGTATAACTGTACACCACGTTAGCAGGGTCTACATAAGATACCTCAACGCCAGCCCCCGGTAGGAACTGATGCTTAGCCATACCAATACCTAATACAGTTAAGTCATAGTCAATACGCTTACGTGTATCTTGGTAGTGGTTCTCATCAAATATAGTATTGATCGCCTCCTCTTCGGCAATCTCAATTGCAGGCTTGTACTTAAGCTGCATGTATAGTGATAGCTCCTCGTCAGTTTGAGGAAGCTCATCTGGGTTCATTATAAATGGATCAACACCAGTCTCATCTTGTATAATACTCAACACATCCTTGGCAACCATCTGGCCCTCAATCATGTCTTGGTACTTACTTCTCTTAGCCTGAGACATAGCGTCCTGTGCGTACGCCTTAACCTTAAATAGTCTATCACTCATCCCATTGACAACGATGTCAACGAACTTTGGAAGGATAGGAACTGGAGTCCAGTCAAGGTTTAGATAAGACAAGTCACCATTGATGGCCAACTCGTTCTTATATTTCTGAACGGACTGCTCACCCCTTGCGTACAAACGCAGTCGGTTGAACTCGTTCCATTGGTTATAATATCTGCATTGACTACCATCTTTCCGGAACCACTCATACTGTATCGCTTGGCCTACCTGAAGACCAAACTCAGGGGTAGCTTTCTCCGAATCAGATACGAACTGGCTTGGAAATGCGGTTGATGATATATTGACTACGACATCTTTCATCTAATAATTTTACTTTGATTTCCAGTGTTAGCGTACTTTGCGAAATTAACACTAATTTTCGACTCTTTTTTCTCCGGTAAATATACGTGTTTTTGATTTGCCATTATAGCTAAGCCTGAACTGATTGATGCATCGTGCTTTGTTCTATCATTAATATCAAACTTTGCCCAGTCTTCAAGCGTCCTAGTGAACGGCATAGTCCCTATTTCATCTGATGACCTGTAAGTATTAGCCAAATCAAATCCAATAAACTTTTCAATGTACGACTCAATAGCAGAAGCATGAGACTGCTTAACTTCTTCACTTGAGTTAGGTATACCACCAAGCTCACGCTCAGTCTTGCTCAACTTATTCAACGACCTATCAGGCCTGTTCAATGAGAACGCTCTGTACCCTCTGTTCTTAAAGTGATATAATATACGAGCTTTATTGTTTTCAGCAAGCATAGGCATACCATAGAACACACAAGCCATCAGTACCTCCTCAAAGAATATCTCCGCTGTCTGAGGTCTAGCTATGTACTCCAAGAAGAACTGGTTAACAGGAGCGTCATCCATGTGGTACTTAGTCATACCATGCAAAGAACCATTAGATCCACGTCCCCCAACTACTGCCGATATATCATAAGGGTCACAGCCAAAAGATCCTAGATGCTCATTGCCCGGATACTTAACACCATTTCTTGTAGATACATTGTTCTGCATGTGCAGTGGAGGAACCCAGTTAATTAAGAATCTACCCCTAGAGTCAGGAGTCCATATAACCTTACTGTCCTTGATGCCA